ACCAGCACCAGAAGCCGCAACCTGATGAAGGGCATGGAGTCACGCATGGCTTCATCCCGATGTTGTTCTCCGGGACGATCGGGCCGCCGTGGCTCGCGCCTTCTGATGTGCCGATGAAGATCCGTCTGACCAATATGGCGCGGCGTCGTCTGATGCGTTACGAGGATGAGGAGCTGAACACCCAGGCGAACCCGACGCCGAAGAAGATTCCTCCGGCGCTGATGCGCTTCAACTGCCGGCTGCCCGAGCAGTTCAACGACTTCGCCGAAAAGCAAATTGAGTACCTGGCCACGCAGGCGGCGTACATCCGCCCTGGCTGGTGGTCTGGCGCGATGGCCGAGGTCGTGCAGATCGCGGTCGGCTACGGCCGGCACGACTTCGACAAGCTGCCAGAAGATCCGGTCGAGCGGGCAACGATGGTCCTGCCCGACGTCGTAGCGCGGCGCATCAAGCTGGAACTGCAGCGAGACCGAGCGCGCCTGCCAGGCTACCTCGGCCTGCCACCCAAGGATGGCCGGCTCCGGTTCAACTTTCGACCCTACGAAACAAACGGCGTCACCTTCGACAGCAGCGGCGCGCCGTGGCTCACCCGGGTGGATGCTCGCGGCGTCTACGCCATGCCGCTACCCATTGTTCCGGCGACGACGACTGAAGCCTTCCGGGAGTACATGGAGGAAGTGGGCGATACCGAGATCCTGTGGGCGCTCGACCGCTTTGGCGGCCTACCGTCCGGAGAGGGATTCCCGGCGCTTGAGTCGGACGCTTCGGCCTGGGAGCGCGCCGGAGCCATCGTCAAAGTGTGCGACGACGGCGGCTTCTCCGACCTCGATCCGATGACGACGCTGTGCGGATGGTCGTTCAACTCCGACGGCACGGAGGGATTCAACACCGCGACAGGCTTCAACCCGGGCGACAAGGTTCCTCACTGCGCCGGATTCAAGATCCGGCTCAGGCTTGGCGCCGCGCCGCGCCGCGGGTGGGTTTCCGCGCAGAGCCTGGAACATCCGGACAAGACCAAGCAAGCAGAGGTCGATCGATACATCGCGGCGCTGCTGAGAGAAACATCGGGAAATCGCGATCGCGACCGGGCCATCAAGTACAAGCTCTACCGCGTGGCGCCAAGCATGATCTTCGGCCGGGCTGCGACGAACGACGGCGGTGCCGACGTGGACTATTGGGACAATCTGAAGCTCGATCCCATTGCAGAGCACTCGGGCTCATGCTCTCGCGTCACGAAGGGCTGGATCTACCCGACCAGGATTGGCGGGCTCAAGTTGCCCGAGGCCGCTTTCCAAGGCTGCATTTCGCACTCCATCGAAGGGCTGTACGACTTCGAGATCCCCGAGGAGTACCCGCGCTGCGACACGGTGGTCTATGGCTACTACATCGGCGACGACCTGAAGGTGGTCAAGTATTTCTACGAGCCGAAAGAGCTTGAAAAGGAAGTGGAGTCCGATTTCGAGGACTGCATGACCGTCGGCGGATGGACGGAGAAGCGGTATTCGGCGCCCGCAAGGATCATCGGGGAGCTCTACACGACCGACTTTGATGATCGCGAAGAATCGGCGGAGAGCTACACGCTCACCACGATCAAGGGTGAGGATTTGGGCTATCCGTCCTACCCAACCCTGTCGTTCCACGCCTATTTCGGGCGGGATGCAACGATCTACAGGAGCCGCTATTACGGCCGCGTGACCAACGTCAAGCATTACCTTGGGAATGGAAAGTCCGTCTATTGCTACACCCCGTTTTTCATGCGCGACGCCATCGTCTATGGCGTGAGGGACTTCATCAACGAAATGCGCGAGAGCGAGAAGGCCGAGCGGCGGTCAATCCATGATCCCAACATATACGACGCCTGGACCTACGACTCGTCTTGGCATTGGGCGGCGTTCGACATGGACACGAGCTGGATGGATACCCCGCAGCCTGGGACAGAAATCCCCCCCAACAGGCTGTGGGTGGAACGACATAACTACAACCCGACCGAGTGCTCGGATTGGGCGGACGAGGGCGATTGGATTTCAGGTCTCCCAGCGGATTTCACGTGGCTCATGTATGAGGGACTAAACGGGGCTAGAGCACTGCTTACGAACCCCGAGCCGAAGCCGCAATATCACGAATACGTCATCCCGGAGCAGATTACGGAGCCCGAAAAGAAATACAAGAATCAGGTCAGCATTCTGCAAAACCCCGCACTGCTTTCCACAAAAGACCCGGGCGATTTTCATTTTTCTCTATCGCCGGAGGTGTTTTTGGGCAACGTGTTCTACCAGGACGGCACGAAGGTGTTCGCCGGGCACACCTCCTACGCGAACATTTCCGACACAGGCGGCAATGGCAGCGGCCGCACGCGATACGGGCACACGGGCCTTGTCGACCACAAGACGGTTCACTACTTCATAGGGATCATCAATGAGTAACTACCGGGACGACTCCACCGACCTTGCCGTAGCGAGCGATTCGACGTGGCTGGGCCTGAGCGCCATCACCGAGAGCGCCGCCAGGATCGCCGCCGTGCTGTTGGTCGCGATCGGAGTGACGCACGTCGACGCTGCGACCGCGGCGGACGAGGCAGCCGATCGGCGGATCTTCTTGGTCCAGGATGCCGCGCAAGTTGCTGATGCGGCGCCGGACCGGCTGCACGCTGCGGTACTTGTCGCCGACGGCGCGAGAATGACTGACGGCCTGAGCGAAGTTCGCTTGCTGCTGCACGAGGACGCAGCGCAGGCTGTCGAACACATCTCGCATGCGATCGGCGCGACGCTGGAAGACAGTGCGCGCGCGTCCGGGGCCGTCGAGGATGCGCGCACGAGCCGCGTGCGCGCTGAAGATGCTGCGCGGATCTCTGACGACGCGGTATATCGCGTGCGCGAGAGCGCCGCGGAAACAGCAACGGCTGGCGATCACGCGCAGGACCGGCTGGCGGGACGCAGCCTGACATCCGACGCGGCGATGATCGCGGACTCAGTGGAGGACAGCCGAGACGCCGCGTCCGCTCTGGCGATCGACGGCGCCCGTGGTGCAAGTCTGGTGGTCGACCGCCTGCACGCCGCGGATCTAGTTGCGGACCTCGCGCTGGCCGATGCGCTCATGGTGGGCGAGGTGGGCATCGGGCAGGCATGGACCGCAGGCGTCGATGGCTGGGCGATGACCCGGTATGCGCCCTTTGCATTCGAGCAACTCACCGTGATCGATGGCGTCGCCTATGGCGTGACCGAGGCAGGCGTATTTGCGCTCGACGGCGGCGCAGGAGAGATCGAGGCCATCATTACGACCGGGAAGCTCGACATCGGGCGCGGCGTACTCGCGCACCCGATCGCGCTCTACGCTCATGGCGAGCTCGATGGCACTGCGGAGGTTGCGGTGACGACGACGCAGCGCGGCACGATCGAGCAGTACGACTACCCGCTCCAGATGCGCCCAGGACCGGAAATGACCGCGGGCCGCGCCGTATTCGGCCGTGGGCTGCGCGGGGCGCGCTTTGCGTTCGAACTTCGCATGGCCGGCGAGCGCGCCCTGTTCAACAACTTGCGCATCGAGGCGATGCCGACACAGCGGAGGATGTGATGTACACCGAAGGCAGCATCATGCAGCAGGCGATTGGAGGCGTGTCCTCACAGATCGCGTCACTCAACGCGATGGCGGAGAGCTATGGAGGCCAGCTTTCAGCGGCGCTTGCAGGCATCGGCGCGGCAGCCGCAAGCCTGAATACCCCCAGCGGGCCAACGATTACCGCTCCGACGCTGGCCGCGCCCACGTTCAGCTCGCTTTCTGCGCCAACCCCTCTGCCAGGAGTGGAAATTGGCGAGCCGAACATCACGCTCCCGAGCGCGTCGATCCCTTCTGATGGCGGCCTTCCTTCAATCCCGTCGATGCCGACCGTTCCGTCGCTCAGCTCGCCAGCGCCTCCGACGATGGCGAGTATTTCGCCGCCGCAAAGCCCGGCGGTGGATATTGCCATTGCGATCCCGAGCGCTCCTGCCATTGCCATGCCGGAGTTGGAGTCGCTCGACAAGATCGCGCTGCCGACCTTCGCCTTTCGTGCGCTGCCGACCTTTGACGGCACTCCCCCGGACCCCGACTCGGTTACAACCCCTTCGGTCTTCATCAACTGGCGCGAGCCGGAATACGCTTCCGAGGTGCTCGACGACCTTGCCGCCCAAGTGCGGACGATGCTTCAGGGCGGAACCGGCATTCCGCCTGTGGTCGAAGAGGCGCTTTTCGCGCGCACCCGAGAGCGTGAGCGCGCCGAGACCGAGCGCGAGATCCAGTCGGCCACCGACACCTGGGCGGCGCGGGGATTCTCGATGCCTCCGGGCATGCTTGCCAAGCAGGCCGCCGTAATTCGCGAGCAGGGCCGACTCAAATCGGCAGAGTTGAACCGCGACATCATGGTGCAGGCGGCGACATGGGAGATCGAGAACCTGCGATTTGCCGTCCAGCAGGGCATCGCACTCGAGCAGCTCACGCAGAACCTGTTCGTCAACATGGTGCAGCGGCTATTCGAGGCGGCTCGCTTTCAGGTTGAGAGCGAGATCAGCGTGTTCAATGCGCAGGTTGGGCTGTTCAACGCCAAGAATCAGGCATTCGCCACCTACGCCGACGCCTACCGGATCAAGCTGGAGCACGCACTTGGCGAACTGCAGGCGTACAAGACCGCGGTGGATGCGCAAGTTGCCGTAGGTCAGCTCAACCAACAACGCGTCGAGGTTTTCAAGAGCAAGGTCGATGCCGTGATGGCGCACGTCGAGGTCTACAAGGCGATGGTCCAGGGCGAGACCGCAAAGACCGAGGTCATCAAGGGGCAGTTCGACGCATACCGCGCCGAGGTTGCCGCCTACGGGGAGCAAATTGGGGCAGAGAAGGCGAAGTTCGACGCCTACGCGGCACAAGCCCAAGGCGTTTCCGCTCAGGCAAACACCTTCGAGGCGCAGGCGCGCGCCTACGCCGCTCAGGTGCAAGCCATTGCCGCGCAGGCCGATGTTCGGGTCAAGCAGTCGCAAATCAGCATTGAGGCAATCAAGGCGCAGGCACAGGTCGCCGAGGCGCAAGTCGGGGCGTACAAAGCGAAGGCCGACTTCGCGATGGTGAATATCTCGAAGCAGCTCGCCGCGATCCAGGCGCAGTCCGAGGCTACCCGGGCCCAAGCGAGCGCCGATGCGGCGATTGCCGAGGCGACGTCGCGCATTGCAGACATGAGCTCGCGCACGCAGATTGCTTACGGACAGGCATTGGTCGCAAAGTATCAGGTCGATTCCACCAACGCGATCCAGAAGGCAGGCATTGCCGTGGAGGCGGCAAAGGCGATTGGCCAGTACACCGCCCAGCTCGCGGCGGGCGCGATGTCGGCGGCACACGTTTCTGCGAGTATCAGCGCGAGCGGCAACGCGACCGATACCAACTCGAAGAGCGAGAGCACCTCGACCAACCACAACTACAACTACTGACGCCCCCTGTAGGGCTGGCCCGCTCGCGGCTCGAACCGGAACATCCGTCCAGTTCGAGCCGTTTTTCATCGAGGGCCACCATGTACGGATTCAAGCCGGGCGCCAAGCCCCAGGAAAAGGCGCCGCAAGGCAAGAAGATCGAGGGTCCGGGCAACGGCACATCGGACAGCATCAAGACCGACATTCCGAAGGGCAGCTACATCATGCCCGCGGACTCGACGCAGCAGATCGGCCAGAAGGCGTTGGGCGAGCTCGGCCAGCCGGTGCCGGTCAACGTGAGCAATGGCGAGTACCAGATGCCGCCCGAGCAGGTCCACGCCGTCGGCGTCCAGGCGCTCAACCAGATGCGCGACGCCACGCACACGCCCGCGCCCGCGGGCTTCAAGCCGCAAAATGACGGGCTCTACTTTGCCGACGGCGGATCGCCGGCCGAAGAAGAGCGCAAGCGCCTGGCCGGGGCAGGCCCAAGCCCGCAGATGGGCGCTGTCGCGCTGGGCAACGAGCGCAGGGCCGAACGCATGAGCGGCGAGGGCATGTACGGCAAGGCGAATGCGGATGTCGGCGGGGCGCTCAATTACCTGAACCGCGGCGACCCGGTGAAAGATGCAGCAAGCGCCGTAGGCGGATTCTTCGCTCGCTCAAGCGATCAAGCGCGCCTGGCCGACTACGGCAACACCGGAACGCCTTCGCCCATTGCGGCGACGCCTGCCGCTGTGCCGACTCCGCCGGCTGCTGTCGGCGCCACGGAGCTACCCTCCACGAAGGGGCGCACGGATTACGGCTTCACGCCCGACCCCGGGCAAGGCCCGGCCCCCGGTATGAGCATGCGCCCCACGTCTGCCGAGGGGATCAACCGCATCGACAACGCCCCGGGGCTCAAGAGCCCGCTCTTCACAAACCTGCCGACCGGCGAGGCGATCTCGGGCATGCAGGGCGGAACGGTCAATACCGTGCCTGCCCTCAAGGCGCCGGCAGCGACGCAGCAAGCTCCGCAGCCCGCTGGGTTCCAGCCTCCCCAGCAGCAAAGTCCTGCGGTAGGTATGATCGGCAATAGCGACGCGGCACGCCGAGAGCGCGAGGCGCTGGTTCGCGCTGCCAGTACGCCGTATCGAGGCGCGCAGAGCGGGCAGCTCACCGCGAACCAGCTACGCACCCTTGCCGGGCTTCAGGAAGGCGAACAGCGCGCCGCAACCGAGGCGGCAAACCAGCAGGCCGCTACCGAGCGCGCAGCGATGCAAGAGGCAGGCGCGAACAGCCGTGCGTTGTCGCGCGACGAGATTGACCGTCGCCGCGCCGACACGGAATCGGTGCTCAAAGGATTCGAGGCTCGCGGCATGGAGCGCGCGGAAAAGCTCTACGCCGCCTACGAGAGCGCCAAGACGCCGGAGGAGCGCGCAGCCGCGGCCGAACAACTCCGCGCACTGAGCGGCAAGGAAGCGCCGAACCGCTTCACCGTGGTGTCGGGCGGCCAGGAGATCGACCCGACGACCAACATGGCCGTGACTCGCCCGGCGCGCGTGTTCAACAACCAATCCGGGCAGTTCGTGGATCAGCAACCGGGCGCGCAGGCGCTGCCGCCGATCGCCGAGAACCCGGCGGTGCAGAAGATCATGCAGAATACGGCGCTGTCGCGCGAAGAACGGGCCGCGCAGATCCGCGCCCTTGGGTACAAGTAAGGATTGAGGCCGCATGAGCGAAGTTGACAAGTTTCTGGACAGCTACGAATCCCCCAAGACCAGCGGCCAGAAACCCGCCGCGCCCGCAGCGAAGCCGGCGAGTGAAGTCGATTCGCTGATGGAGACGGCGCCCCCGCAGGACAAGGGGTTTCTCGGCCACGCGCGCGACCTTGGCCTCTCCGCAGTCAAGTCGGCGATCGCCGTTCCTGAGACGCTTGTCGGCCTCGCGGACATCCCGACCGGCGGCCGTGTTGGCAAGTTCCTCGAGAACGAGGGCGGCGCCATCGGTTTCCGGCCGAAGCAGGCCAAGGAGTTCCTGGGCGAGTTCAACACCGACGCCTACAAGGACCAGCAGCGCCAGTTCCAGGAGGCTGACGGCATCCTGGACAAGACCGCCGTTGCCATTCAGAACCCGTCCCTGATTGCGAACACCGTTGTCGAGTCGGCAGCGCCGATGCTGGCCGGCGGCGTCGCGGCACGCGGGCTGCTGGCCGGCACGCGATTGGGGCAGGCTGGCGCCATTGCGGCAGAGCGCGGGGCAACTGCCGCGCAACAAGCGCAAGCCGCAGGCAGGGCAGCTGCCGCGGCCGGTGCGATCGGCGAAGGCACGATGATGGCCGGCGCGCAGGCCGAAGCCATCCGGCAGGAAACCGATGACGGGCTACTCACCGCCGGCCAATCTGGCGCCGCCGTGGCAACTGGCCTCGCCGGTACTCTCTTCGGCTACCTGGGCGGGCGCGTAGCGCAGCGCTTTGGCCTGGGCGACGTCGACACCATGCTCGCCCGCGGCGCGAACCCGCAGCAGGTCGCCAGCGAGATCGCTGCGCTGCCGGCCAAGAGCATCCCGCGCCAAGTGGTCGAAGGCGCAATCTCCGAGGGCTTCCTCGAGGAACTGCCGCAGTCGATCTCCGAGCAGATCATTCAGAACCTCGCCCTGGGCAAGGATTGGTCCGAGGGCGTCGAAGACGCGGCCGTAATGGGCACGCTGGCCGGCATGGCGATGGGTGGCGGTGCGTCGCTCTACAGCGGCATGACGCGCCCCGAGCCGCAGGATGGCGGGCTGCCGCCGCCGGCTGCCGGCAACGAGCCACCCGCGGCGCCGCCGCAAGGCTTCGCGCCGACTTCCGAGCGCCCGGTTATTGACGAATCCGCGCTGGGCCGTGCCGGCATCTTCCCGCCCGCGCCCGCGCCGATCATCAACGAGCGCACACTCGAGCCCGCCGCCACGCCGTCGCAGCAGATGGGCCTTGACCCCGCTGCCGGCCCGATGTCGGCCGCCGCTGCACTTGCGGTCGATACCGGCGCATCGGCGACGATGCAGCAGGCCGCGCAGGCCGTCGACCCCGAAACCGGCGAGATCCTGGAGACTGGCGCGCGCGTCCCGGAGCAGAAGCAGGCGACCGACACGCCCGAGCAGATGCGCGAACGCCTGGGCTTCATCGAGCAGCAGGCGCGCGTGAATGGCGGCTGGGATCGGCGCACGATCGAAGAGCGCGACCGACTGCAGGCCGAGCTCGCCAAGATCGAGCCGACTGCCGACCAATCCGGTGCTGCTACCGAAATGGTCGAGCCCGCACCGGCAATCGACGTTTCGGGGCGCACCGACGAGCAGCTCCGCGTTCTGGAGAACGCTGGGCGCGATGGCTGGCGCGAGGCGGCCGTGGCCGAGATCAAACGCCGAGCGACGCAGCAGCCGGCAGAAACGCCCGTGCCCGCGGTCGAGCCGGCCGCGCAGGCCGACGTCGAGCAGCAAGCGCCAACCGACATCGCGCAAGCGCCGGCCGCGACCTCGCCCGCCATTGAACTACCGACTCAGACGCCCGCGCCGAGCCCGCGTAGCGAATCGGCGCAGCCATCCGAGGCCATCCCGCCGGCCACGTCCGAAGGCTGGGACGGCATGACCGCCGAGCAGCGCACCGCCATCCTGACCAAGCCGGGCGGATGGGCGACCGCCAAGGGCGGCCTCAACGTCATCGGCAAGAAGATCGCCGGCCAGAACTGGACGAAGATCAACCCGACCACCCGGGCGACCATCGAGCGCCTGATGCAAGGAGAGCAGACCGCCAATGTGCCCCAGGCTCAACAAGTGGCTCCGCAAGCGCAAGAAGCGGGCGGACAGGAAGGCGAGGCGGCAGGCGGCGAGCGTGCCGCTCCTTTAGACGCCATTGAGCAGCAGCGCATTGAAAGCGCAACAATAAGCATTTCGTTGACGCCAGAGAGTGCCGCAGCGACAAGAATTAATAGGAAGATCAACGCAGCGTCGAACCCTGCTGAAAAGGCTCGCCTTCAGGGATATTACGACTTCCTTCTCGGGGCGCCGAACAAGGCGAAGGATCAAGGGGTGCGCCTAGAGGTTTCGTATCAACAGGGGTGGAGTAAAGGGAAGAGCCTGCGGGAAAACATCCTCAAGGGCAAGCCGTGGTATGAGACAGATAAACGCCGCGATGGCAACGTCTGGAAGTGGGACATGCAACGTGAAGGCGTGCATATCGCAAGCGGGGAAGCAAAGAGCGAGAAAGCCGCTGACCAGGCCATTGAAGACGCCAAGCTTTCCGCGATGGAGTCGCGTGGTGATTTCCAGAAAAAGCAGACATCCAATACTGGATCGGCGCAGCCCAACAAGCCGCAATCCGCCCAGCCCGCCGCACCAAGGTTCGACAGCCAATCCGGCACGACCCGCACGCAGGCCGAGCGCGATCTATGGGAGAAGGGCGCCGACAGCGAGCGCACTGAATCCGATGTAGGCGTGACCGCCGGCACGCAAGTTCGCTTCGTGTCGCTGGCCGATGCCGTGGCGACCGTGCGCGAGGCGGAACAGGCTGGCGTGGCGATGACGCCCTTCCAGGTGCATCAGGCCACCGGGATCCGCGTCGGCGATGCAGAGCGCGTCATTCGCGAGGCACAGGCACCGGCGGCGGCCGCGGCGCTGGCGCAGCCCTCCGCTGATGTTGCCCGCCCCGACGAGGGCAAGACGGGCAGAGCCGAAAACCCCGAGTTCACCACGCTGAAGGACCGCGACGGCAAGACCGTCACCGTGCGCACCGCCGACCTCTCGAGCACCCGCGAGCGCATGCCCACGTTCACGAAAGAGGGCAAGCGCAGGACGGCATGGATTCACCGCGACAACCTGGATCCGACCGGCGAGAAGCAGGCCGAGGGCGCGAAGGAGATGGCGGGGAATCCGCTCTTCAACGTCATCACGACGAAGGACGGAGGGGCGTTTGCATCCGAGGGCGCCGCTGAGCGCGAGCTCCGCCGCCTTGGTCTGCAGGATACACACGAGGTCGCCCCGGCAAGCGAGGTCTCGTCCGGCAGCAGCGGTTTCGTTGTGCGTCGCGCCGATACCGCGAAGAACATGAAGCCCTACGTCACGCAGTTCGTAAAGGACGTGCGAGACGGCAAGGTTCAAATGGAACAGGAGCAGGAAGGCAATGAACCCGCTGCAGATGGCGCTCAGGATCAAGGCCGAGCGGAAGCAGTACGAGGCGGAAGAGGTGATTCACAACCCGGATCTGCACCAGCAGATTCTGGAAGCGTGGCGCCGCGACAGTCCGAAGATGGTCGCCCGGCTGGAGAAGCAGGGGATCCTGGACGATCTGGCGTTCGTGTGCCAGGAGCGGATGTGGCGCGCAGCGAAGGACAACCGAAGGGCCGGGCTTCCGGTGACGGACGCGCGCGAGCAGGCGGAGCGGGATCACCTGATGCTGGAGCCGGAGGAGCCGGAAGCGCTGGAGACCTGGGCGGAGTAAGCTCGCCCGCCGCAACGTCGGCGCAGGCGCGGGATCTGCACGTCGACAACCCGCTTGAGATCGTCGGCGGCTCGCCGGTTCAGCGCTTCAACCGCAACCGCGCCGCGCTCGAGCTGCTTCAGACGCTGACCGAAGAAGGTCGTCAAGCTACGCCGGAAGAGCAAAAGGTGCTCGCCGGCTACATCGGATGGGGATCGTTCGGACAGGAACTGTTCCAAGGTTCGTGGGAGCGCCCCGTCTACAAGGACGAGGGCATCTGGAAGGAGCGCGGCCAGTGGCTGCGCGACACCTTGGGCGAGTCCGCCTGGAAGTCCGCCCAGCGCTCGATCACCAACGCCCACTACACCGACCCCCCGACCGTGCTTGCCATGTGGGACATGGTGCGCCGCATGGGCTTTGATGGCGGCAAGGTGCTGGAGCCCTCCATGGGCACCGGCAACTTCTTCAGCATGATGCCGGCCGACCTGAAGGCTCGCAGCCAACTGACCGGCATCGAGCTGGACGAGACAACGGGCGCGATCGCAAAGCAGCTTTTCCCCCGCTCGAACGTGCGGATCATGGGCTATCAGGACTCGAAGACGCCTGACGGCTTCTACGATCTGATTATCGGGAACTGGCCCTTCGAGAACACGCCTGTTGCCGATCGCCGCTACAACAAGCTGAACCCGATGCTTCATGACTACTTCTTCCTGAAGACCATGGATCAGGTTCGCCCAGGCGGAATCGTGATCGGCATCACGTCCGCAGGCTCGATGGACAAGCAGAACACCACGATTCGCCGCGAGCTTGCCAAGCAGGCCGAGCTGGTGGCGGCAATCCGCCTGCCGTCCGGTGCATTCGAGGAGTACGCCGGCACGAAGGTGGTGACCGACATCGTGGTCCTGCGCAAGCGCCCGCAGCGCCTCGTCGCTACCCCGAGCGACGCGACTTGGGTGGAGACGGGCGACTACAAAACGCCAGCCGGCGAGACGATCAAGGTCAACCGCTACTACCTGGACAACCCGCAGAACATCATCGGCACGCTGGACTTTGGCAGCGGCACAAACACGTTCCGCGCCGGCATGATCGTGCGCCGCCCCGAGAACATGGCCGAGCAGTTGCAGAAGGCGATTGAACTCGTGCCGCAGGGCGCCATGCTGCCGCGCGGCAAGGTCGATCACCTGACCTACTACGCCAACGAGACCGGCGAGCGCCACGGCGCGCTGGCGCTCGTGAACGATCGGCTGATGATCGCTGTCGGTGACCAGTTGGTCGAGGCCAACGAGGCGCGCAAATACGCGCTGAAGGACGCCAAGAAAACCGCCGTGCGCGAGCAGCAATTGCGCGCCGCAATCGACCTTCGCAAGAAGCACGCCGCGCTCGTGGATGCCGAGCGCGGAGGCCGGCCGGCCAACGATGCGCGCAAGGCGCTGCGGGGCGCATACGACGCCTTCGTGAAGGCGCACGGCGGACTGCGTGACTCGTTCGCGCTCGAGTACCTGGAAAGGATCAACGACCCGTTCTTCGCTGAGCTCGCCGCCCTGGAGAACGACGACGGCACGCCGGCTGCGGTCATGGAGCGCAGCACTACGCGAGGGCGCCGCACGCTCGATAACCCGAGCGTGCGCGACGCCTACGTGCTCGCGCGCAACCAGTCGGTGAATCCGAGCGTGGCCGAGGTCGCGCGCCTCGCCGGCAAGTCCGAGCAAGCCGTCAAGGCCGAACTGCTGGGCAGCGGCGCCGTGTTCGAAGCGCCGAATGGCGACGTGGTGCCGTCCGACATCTACCTGTCGGGCAACGTCCGCCAGAAGCTGCGCGAGGCTCAGGCCGCGCTGGACGATGGCAACGCCGCGATGAGTGCAAACATCGCCGCGCTCAAGGAGGTCATGCCCGAGGATGTGCCGTACTTCAACATCGAGACGCAGTTCGGCGCGACCTGGGTGCCGAATGAAGCCTACGCGCAGTACATCGCGCACATGCTGGGGCAATCCAGCCCGAAGGGCATTGAGGTCTCGTTCCGCGCCGGCCGCTGGAAGGTGAAGATGGAGCCGGGGCTGAGCCGAATCCCCGAGGCCGCCGCCAACTACGGCACGCCCGGGTATCCGTTCAGCCGGCTGGTGCAGGCAGCCATCAGCAATCAGGTGCTGCGCCTGACTTCGAAGGACGAGAACGGCAACGACGTTTACGACGCAGAGCGCACCGAAGAGGCCAATGCGCGGATCGCCAAGATCCGCGAGGACTTCGGCGCGTGGCTGTGGAGCGACCCGGAGCGCCGACAGGATCTGGAGCGCGAATACAATGAGGCGCGCAACGCCTGGGCGACGCCAACCTATGACGGCTCCTTCCTGACTTTCGAGGGCATGGCGCTCACGCTGGGCAACGGCGCTTTCCAGCTTCGTCAGCACCAAGTCAATGCGATCTGGCGCGCGATCGTGAACCGGCGCAGCATCAACGCGCACGAGGTCGGCACCGGCAAGACCTTCACGATGGGCGGCATCGCCGTCGAGTCGCGGCGCTACGGCATCGCCAAGAAACCGATGCTGCTGGCGCACAACGCCAACAGCGCGACCGTGGCGGCTGAGATTCGGATGATGTACCCGTCGGCGCGCGTGCTCTACGTCGACAACCTTCAGGGCGACAAGAAGGAAATTCGCCTGCGGCAGATCGCCAACGACGATTGGGACGTTATCGTCGTTCCGCACTCGCTCATCAGCAACCTTGCCTTGCGCGAGGAAACGATGATGCGGATGGCCGAGGACGACATCAAGGCGCTGGAGGCCGAGTTCTTCGATGCCGCCCGCGAGGACAACATCAACCCCGAAACGATCGACCTCGACGACGACGAGGACATCGCCAAGATTCGCTCCGTCACCGCCAAGGAGCTCGCCAAGGCCCGCAAGCGCATCATCGAGAACATCAAGAAGCAGGCGCAGAAGTCGAGCAAGGAAGGCGCGATCGCCTTTGAAGACCTGGGCGTCGACATGATCCTGGTGGATGAGGCGCACGAGTTCAAGAAGCCGCCCATCGTCACCCGCATGAAGATGAAGGGGCTCAATACGCAGGTCTCGAACCGCTCGATTGCGCTGCAGTTCCTGACCCGCTACGTGCGCCAGATGAACAACGGCGGCAACGTCCACACCTTCACCGGAACGCCGATCACAAACACGATCACCGAGATTTACCACCAGATGCGGTACGTGATGGAGGCCGAAATGGAGCAGGCAACCATCGCAGATTGGGATGGCTGGTTCGGCTCGTTCGCCGCCGAGGTCCAGGATGTCGAGCTCACGGCGGCCGGCGACTACGAAATGGTCTCGCGCCTTGCGGGCTTCGTGAACGTGCCTGAGTTGCGCGCGATGGTCGGGCAGTACATGGACACGGTGTTCGCCGAGGACATGCCGGAGATGCGCCCGCGCAAGGTCAATGGCAAGGAGCTCTCAGACTCCGCGCTGACCGAGGCCGAGCGCGCCGAGCTGTTGAACGGGCGCACCGAGGGCGCCAAGGACCGCCCCTACAAGAAGGTCATCAACGACTCGGCCGATATGACCGCCGAGCAGATGGGGATCTTCACCCGGCTCCAGCAGTACGCGCGCGAGTGGCGGGCGGCCACCGGCAAGCAGAAGAAGGAATGGATGCGGGCGGGCGATGTGCGCTCGCCGATCATCACCGAAGGGATCGCGAACAAGGCGAGCTTCGATGTGCGCTTGCTGGACGACGAGGGCTTTGCAGGGCAAGAGGGCAGGGTGCCCGACGAGCCGACGAGCAAGGCCAGCCGCGTCGTCAAGAACGTGCTCGAGATCTACAACAGCCACGCGAACGCCAATCAAGTCATCTTCTCCGAGAACGGATTTGGCAAGAGGGCCACCCGCAGCGCGGGCGTTCATGACGGCGAGAAGCAGAAATTTACCGTGCCCGTCTTCGCCACGATGCACGACATCGTTGAGCGACTGGTTCAGGGCGGCATTCCGCGCGAGCAGATCGCTATCGTGGATGGCTCGACCAGCAAGGAGCGTCGCAAGGAAATCGCCGAGGCGATGAACGCCAGCACGATCCGCGTCGTGATCGGCTCGACGGACACGCTGGGCGTGGGCGTGAACATGCAGCGCAATCTGCGCGCCATGCACCACGTCGACGCGCCCTACATGCCGGGCGAACTGGAGCAGCGCAACGGCCGCGGGCTGCGCCAGGGCAACCAGTGGAACACGGTGCTCGAGTACCGCTACATGACCGATCGGCTGGACGGCAAGCGCTGGCAGATCCTCGCGGTCAAGCAGCGCTTCATCAACGCGTTCATGAAGGCTGCCGCCGGCACCCGGGTGATCGAAGGCGAGGCCGCAGCCGACGAGCAGAGCGACATCCTGGAGTCCTTCTCCGAGGCGGCCGGCGATCCGCGGATTCTGCAACGCGTCAAGATGCAGAAGAAGCTGGAGACCCTGAACCGCAAGGAGCGGATGTACACGCAGGGCATCGCCGACATGCGCCGCCAGGAGCGCAGCAGCGCGGAACTCGCCGATCGCCTGACTCGCGAGCTCAAGCAATTGGCCGACAGTCGCACGCAAGCGAACGTCGAGGCGCTGATCGCAAGCCAGCAGCAGGCGTTTGCGGCAACCATCGACGGCACGACCTACGACACCCGCAAGGATGCCGCCGATGCGCTGCAGGCGTTCATCGAGGCGAACGTTCGCATCGGCGACAGCCTGAAGACGGTCGGCGAGTATGCCGGCCATTCGCTGCGCATTGAGTGGCCGCGGCACATGGACGCCCCGGTCACGCAGATCGACGCCTTCGGGCAGGAGTTCGCCGGCAAGGGCATTGCGGGCGCCGAGGCGAAGATGCGCAACTTCCCGTCGGTCATCGAGAACAAGGCCAAGCGCCGGGACATGGAGCGCTCAACCGCCGAGAACATGCGCGCGGCGATGAATCAGCCCTTCGCCCAGGCGGCGGACCTGGAGCGAATCACCAAGCAGCTTCAGGATCTGGAAAAGGATCTCGAGATCAACCCGGTCCCACCACCGGCATGGCTACGCCAGGGTGCGCCGATCGACTCCGAGGTCCACCGCAACAAGCGGCCGTACATCGTGACCGGCCACCGCTACAGCAAGGAGGGCTGGTTCGTCATCGCCGAGGACGACAAGGGCACAGTCCTGATCCCGTACATGGAGGCGACCGACGAGGTTGGCATGCCCATGTACGAAGAGCGCGAGTTTGTGCCGCCGGTCGTGATTGAGAAGGAGAAGGAGGGCGCCGCGCCCGCAGATGCGCCGGCCGATGTTGTTGTCGACCGCGCCGCGCAGTTCGCCCCCGCCAACCCGCTGCGCAACGCCGATGGCACCTTCGCGCGCCAGGATCCGGCTGGCGACTCGCTGGCTTTCTCGGCGACGTTGCCGCGCGATCGCAACGCAGTGCGGATCGGCATCACCGAAAAGGGGCTGGTGCGCGCGATGCGCCTGCAGTTCGATGGCCTCGCCGACGTCACCAGCAAGCTGCTGGAGCGCGGCAGGGCCGGCAAGCGCGGGGGCGTGATCGTGGTCGGAACGGCCGACAATGCCGAGATCGGCCGCATTGTGGCCGAGCGGACCGGGCGCAAGCTGGATTCGACCATGCGCAAGTTCTCGAGCGCTGGGCGGCTCAACGGTTTCTACGACCCCAAGACCGGCCTGACCTTCCTCGTGGCGCCGAACCTGAACCCGGTCACAGCCACCGCGGTGATGCTGCACGAGATGATGCACGGCCAGCAGCGCCAGAAGATCGACGCGCGCGCGCTGGAAATGGTCCGCAACCGGCACGGCCTGAAAGACGAGGATCTGCGCGCCTTCCTCGATCGCGTGATGCTGCGCATGATCGGCGCGGGCGAAGTGGGCAATGCCGCAGAAGCCTCCGCCTACATCGTGGAGCAAGCGGTGATCGAAGGCCGTAGCGCCGGCTACACCTTCGCCGACGGCGCCTTCATGCAGTGGGTGGACGCGAAGATTGGCAAGCGCGTGGGCGACTTCCTGCGCTCGTTCGCCGGCATGATCCGCACCTGGATGCTGCGCAACGGGCTGGGCGCGAAGGCGATGACCGTGGATGACTTCGTGGGCTACGCCATGGCCGGGCTTGACCGGGCGGCCGCGGGCGAGGTGCGCGGGCGGGCGAATGCTCAGGCGAGCATCGGATCGCGCGCCCCGCAATCCGAAGCCTTCCGCCGCTGGTTCGGTGACTCGAAGGTCGTCGATGAGCGGGGGCAGCCGCTCGTGGTGTATCACGGCACCCAAGCGGACTTTTCTGTTTTCGATGCCAGTCGTTTAGGTGAAACAACATCAGCAAAAAGCGCAAAAAATGGATTCTTTTTCGCAAGCAACCCCGACGTTGCAAGTACGTATGCGTTTCTTGATCGCGAAAATATTCGCAGAGCAAATGAAATAAAGCTGCTCATCAAGGAAAACATTGAGGCTGGTCTTGTCCTAAGAAGGAAGGATAAAGAAAAAGCCCTTGACGCCATCGAAGATAAAGATGGCTTCAGGAGAAATCTGCTCGCAAGGCAAGAAGAAATTGAAAGGCGTATATCAGAACTAAAAAAAGAGCAGCAAGACGCCGACAAAAAAGACCTCTATGAATGGGATTCTCTTGCTGAAGATAGCGATAGGGAGCGAAAATTTCTCGCCACGCGAATTAATGGAAGTGTTGTCTACCCGGTGTATCTGTCAATCCAAAACCCGCTATACCACGAGTTTTCTGGTGGTACGTATCGAGATGAGACATACGCATCTCTAGTTGAAAGGGCGATCAAAAACGGGAATGATGGGCTAGTGCTGCGCAATACGACAGACTCTGCAACAGGTCATGCGCACTCATCTCCTACGACTGACATATTCGTTGCCTTCCGCCCAGAGCAGATCAAGTCCGCCGTGGGCAACAATGGCGACTACGATCCGGACAACGACAACATCCTGTTCAGCCGCTCAGTCGGCGACGCGCCTGCACAAGAAGCGCAGCGCGTGCAGTCTGCCATCGAGGGCAAGACGCTGATCGAAGCGGCGCAGTTCTTGACGCGCTCGAAAGACGGCGCGAAAGCGGCCGTTGCGCAGAAGGTGCTGGAGAAGTTGCAGCGCCTGGAGAAAGCCGGCGTTACGCTCGACCTGAAGATTGTCCACCGCGGCGACATGGCCCCGGCGAGCATGGTGAATGCGCGCGGCTACACGGAGACCGGATTCGATGAGAAGGGCCGCGACATCGTTGTGTGGCTCAACGGCGCGGACGTGACCGGCAAGGTCGGCACGGAAGAAGAGGTGTTGCTGCATGAACTGGTGCATGCCGCCACGGCCGGCATGGTGTTCCATGGCACGCAGACACCGGGCTCGCTGGCCGGCAAGCATGCGCGTGACCTGATGGCCGTGACCGATGCGATTGCCGAGCACATCCGCAAGCGCTTCGACGCCGCAGACGCCGGCAAGGCAACGCTGACCGAGTTCGAGCAGGACATGCGCGAGGGCGCGAACAACGCCTTCCGCAGCGATGACGAGGTGCTGGCCTGGGCGCTGTCGAGCGGCGAGGCGCAAGCCTACCTCGAGACGATCCCCTATCGCTCGGGCTCGATGTGGTCGAACTTCGTTCAGGCGGTGCGCAACCTGCTGGGCTTGAGCGCGCGCAACGACACTGCGCTGTCTGAGGTGCTGCGCGTGGCCGAGCGCATCCTGACCGACGACGCCCCGAATGCCGGGCGCGCGGCGTTCTGGCACAAGCGCAACATCAGGATGGCGCAGCAGCAGATACGCGGCAGCATTGTGCAGACTGCCGAGCGTGGCGCAGATGACTTGCAGTTCAGCCGATCCGGCCTCGAAAACGCACAGCAGGCCGCCAAAAACATCGGCGCTGGCCTGAAGGCGATCACGGTGCAGGACGTGAAGAGGGCCGGCAAGCACAGGCTGACCGACTGGCTCAAGTTGGGCCTGCAGTTCCTTGGCCGTCGGCAGATCGTGGATGTATACGGCGACGTGCTGCCGCTGGCCGAGTACGATCGGCTCGCTGCGCAGATGGAAGCCGACAAGAACGATGTGGGTGCGGCTGCCGACGAGCTCGCCCGCCGCTGGGGAAAGCTGCCCGATGAGGGCAAGTTGGCCGACTTGATGCACGACGCCACCTTGGCGCAGATCGACGCAGATTCCGCCGTCGAGTACGTGCCAGGCGACGACCTTGCCAAGAGCCGAGCGCTCAAGGCGCAGTTCGGCCAGCTCTCGACCGAAGCGCAGAAGGTTTATCGCGAGGCGCGCGACCACTACCGCAAGCATCACGCTGCGGTGCGGCAGGCGATCATCGATCGCATCATGCGCAGCGAGTTGCGGGAAGAGCGCCGCGCCGAGCTGCTGAAGCGCATGGACGCCGACTTCTTCAAAGCCATCAAGGGCGTGTACTTCCCGCTGTCGCGCTTCGGTCAATACGTCGTGGTGACGAAGGACGATGCCGGCAAGGTGGTGAGCGTGTCGCGCGCCGAGACCATGGCCGAGGCCGAGGCCATGCGCGCGGAGATGGTGAAGGCGTTCCCGGCCAGGGATGGGTATCAGGTCGGGCGCGTGACACTGAGCAAGGAGTTCATCGCCGGCCGCGACATGGTGGGCCGCGGGTTCATGACCGAGCTCTACGAGGCGCTGGACGAGCAGGGGCTGGATCCGCGTGTGCAGGCCGAGCTCGAAGACACCCTGGGGCAGCTCTACCTGTCGTCGCTCCCCGATCTGTCGTGGGCGAAGCACGGCATCCACCGCAAGGGAACGCCGGGCTTCTCGAGCGATGCGCGGCGCGCGTTCGCGCAGAACACGTTCCACGGCGCGCGCTACCTCGCCAAGCTGAAGTACGGCGACCAGATGCAGACCGAACTGGATCGGATGCAGAAGCACGTCGATGAGATGGCACCGATCGAGGGGTTCGATCAGCCGGCGGCGCAGCGTGTCGTGGATGAGATGAACAAGCGCCACGAAGCGACGATGAACCCCAAGGGGAACCCGCTCTCGACTGCGCTCACGAGCTTCGGCTTTGTCTACTACCTGGGCATTTCGCCGGCCGCTGCGGTGGTGAACCTGTCGCAAACGCCGCTGGTTGCCTACCCGGTGATGGGCGCAAAGTGGGGGTTCAGGAAGGCGGGCGCCGCGCTGATGGCGGCTTCGGCTGAAGTGGTGGAAGGCAAGAACGACCTTCGCGCCGTCCTGGCTGACCGGCTGAAGAACGAGCAAGACCCGAAGGCGAAGCGCAAGCACCAGGACGAGATCGCCGCCTACGACGAGGCGGTGCGAACCGGCGTGATTGACGTGACGATGGCCCACGACCTTGCCGGCATCGCGCAGGGCGAGGACGCCAAGGTGATGTGGAAGATCCGCCCGGTGATGCGGCTGGCGAGCTACCTGTTCCACCACGCCGAGCGCTTCAACCGTCAAGCGACGTTCCTGGCTTCCTACCGGCTGGCGCGCGACGCTGGCGCCAAGCACGACACCGCCTATTCGCAGGCGGTGAAGGCGACTTACGACGGGCACTTCGACTACTCGACCGGCAACCGGCCGCGGGTGATGCAGGGCAACGTCGCCAAGGTAGTGCTGCTGTTCAAGCAGTACGCGCAGAACATGATCTACACGCTCGCGCGCAACGCCTACCAGTCAGTCAAGGGCGAGTCGCCCGAGGTTCGGCGCGAGGCGCGCAAGGTGTTCGGGGCGCTGATGACCACGCACGCGGCCGCTGCGGGCGTGCTGGGCCTGCCGATGGTGGGAACGCTGCTGACGCTGGCATCCGCGCTGGGCGGCAGCGACGATGAGCCGTGGGCCGCTGAGGTTGCGCTACGCAACATGCTGGCCGACACATTCGGGACGAAGCCGGCCGAGGTGATCGCGAAGGGCTTTTCGCGCCTGACGCCGTGGGACATTTCCGGCCGCGTCGGCCTGGACAAACTGCTGCTGCCGGACGTGAATGAGAGCCTGGAGGGGCAGCGCTGGGCCGAATCGTTCGCTACCGCCATGCTTGGCCCGGTGATCGGCATGGGGGTGAATGCCGCCAAGGGCGCGCAGAAGATGGCAGATGGAGACTACGGCCGCGGGCTGGAGGACATGCTGCCGATCTTCGCGCGCAACCCGATCAAGGCGTACCGCCAGTACAGCGAAGGCGAAGTCGATCGCACGGGCGTGGTCATCAAGGACGAAGTGAGCTTGGCTGGCGTGCTGGGGCAGGCGTCCGGTTTCTCGCCGTCCGAGATCCGCTTGGCCTTCGAGGGGCGCAGCGCAGTGATGAGCGCCGATCGACGACTCAACGAGCGCCGCCAGGATCTGATGACGCAGTTCGCTCGGGCTGCGATGGATCAGGACCAGGACGGCATGACCGAGGCGCGCAGCGCAATCGCCGAGTTCAACAAGGTCAATCCCGGGCGCCGGATCACGCCGCCGCAGATGTGGCAGAGCGTGCGCAACCGCGAGCGCCGGATACGCGATGCAGACCAAGGAGTCTATCTGCCGCGAACTCGGCGCGACGTGATGGACGAAGGGCGGTTTGCCGAGGTTGGTTGATGCGCGGCCGGCGCAGGAAGTGGCGTAACCTGGCTGCGCCGGCTCTCCGAGAGGCTGGAGGAGCTGGCGCGGCCGGGGTGAGTAATTCGAGGCTCGCGGCAATGCGCTGCCCGATCCATGTCACGCAAGGATCGGCCCACGAGTTTCCAATCGCCTTGTACTTCGGCCCGTCCGCAGCGGGCTTGCCGCGATAGGTGATGTCCAGGTAGTCGTCTGGAAGTCCCTGGAGGCGTGCACATTCGGTGGGCGTTAATCGGCGCACCCTCATGTGCGCATCAGGCTGGCAATACCCGCTTTCCCAATCCTGCTGCCCCCATCCGAAACCATGCTTCCTCTCGGTCGCGCCGGATGCCGACATCGCGCCGGCCACCTGCGTCGTGGCAATCATCGGCACGCCCTGTCCCGGCTTGCCGCCTCCGGTGCTGATCGCCCCGCAGCGCTGGCCGTCGCCGCCTTCGAGGCGCACTTCATCGCGGCTGTTCTGTGCGAACGCGACCGCCTGCGTGCTGCCATCCGTATCAAGCGGCCCGGTGCGGTCGTGCCAGTGGTCGGGGTCTTGGCGGGCGTTGAAGGCGATGGCGATTTGACCGCCTGCGTTCGCATGGCTCTTGTCGTGCCCCATGCTGCGCAACGTCGGCGCAACCTCGCCAGCATCCGCGCCGTAGTCTTTACACGAGAAGGCGACTGGAACCAGCGGCGTGCCGCGCCCCGTCCCGTCCTCGCTGGTGTCGAAGCCTTCGCCGCGTAGCGTGTGCGTGGTCGCTGGATAGGCCGCGATCGGCGCCTCGTGATTGCATGTCAGCGTCGGGCTACGGTCTAAGCCGATCTCGGCGCCGCCTTGGCCGTGGGCCATAGAGATGATCTTGTGGCCATTCACGTCGTCATTAGATTGGCCCATGTTGCGAACGCTGCGAGCGGTGAGCGCGCCGGTCACTTCAGGGGTGTAGCCACCGCTTGTAGCGCCTGCTTCAGCGCGGCCGGCAGATCCTTCCCTCGCTTCTCGGCTCGGCGCAGAATCCCGGCGCACGCCGTCCCACTCAAAAAGTACCGTTGCGGGATCGAACCCGTCTCGAGCACTTGCGACAACGAACACACGGCGGCGGCGTTGGGCCAGTCCGAAGTATTGGGCGTCCAGGGTCCGCCAAGCGATTGCACGCGCGGGTCCATACACAGCACCAGCGTTCGCCCATTTTCCCCCTGGCGCTCGAAGCGGCTCATCTTCTCCGGCAAGGCCAGCCAGAAAGCACCCGAAAGCATTGTCCTTGGTCGAGAGGACGCCGGGGACGTTTTCCCAGAAGACGATTGCGGGGGGGCGTCCGTCTCGAACGCGAACAAAGTCGATTGCATCGGCAAGCTCCACGAATTTCAGGGTCAGGTTTCCGCGCTCGTCGGCGAGCGATTCGCGCAGGCCGGCGACGGAGAACGCCTGGCAAGGGGTGCCGCCCGCGAGCACGTCCGGGGCATCGACTTCGCCGGTCATCACGCGCTTGGCGATGGTCGTCATGTCGCCGAGGTTCGGCACGGTCGGGTAGTGGTGCGCGAGGACGGCGCACGGGAACGGCTCGATCTCGGCAAACCATGCGGCCTGCCAGCCGAGCGGATGCCAAGCGACGGATGCGGCCTCGATGCCGCTGCAAACAGATCCGAATTTCACGCCGCCTCCTTCCGCTTCGACGCCCCGGTATTCGGCGGCGGCGGCAAGTTCGACACCGGCCGCGATTCGGCCCATTCCTGCACCTCGCGCTCCAGGCGCTCGATGGTTGCGGTAGACAGGGCGACAGCCTGGGCGACGGTGGGAAGGTCCAGGAAAACCGGGGTGATGGGGATCTTCTTCGCGCTCATGCTGCACTCCCCGTGAGTCCCGCTTTCTCGACCTCGATCTTGATGCACGTCTCGTCCAGGTAGGCGCGGGCCTCCCGAAGAGTGAGCGAGCCGGCGAGCTTGCGGAGCACGATCGAGCACGCGCGCACGTCGTCGATGTCCTGCTGGGTGATCTCGTCGTCGAGCTCGAGCAGGCGCGCGAAGCGGGTGATGGGCTCGGTCTGAACGTCCGGCCAGCCCTTGCGCCGCGCGGCGACCTCGTAGAACTCGGCAATGCCGCGGATGGCCTGGGCGCTGTTGTGCCAGTCGTTCGTCCCAGGATCGTAGAGGACCGGCTCGCCGCCGGAATACTCGGCGGTGCCGTCGATCTCGAGCTTGGCGAGGATGCGATCGAGCGGCGCCCACACGCCGTGGATGTTCCATGGGATCAGGCGCAGCGGCAGATCGGCGCGGCTGGGCTTCTGGCGGGAAGCGCGCGGCGCGCGCCGCATCGCCTTCTCGAACTTGCGGCGGTCGGCGCGGGATAGCGATATTGGTTGGCTGTTCATGTAGAAATCCTGTTGTCCATGTCCAAGGCTTGCGTGCTGCGGCGCGTTAAATGGCAAGCGCCGCCTGCCGCGCTCTTCGTTCCCATGCGTGGGCGCTGTCACGTCGTCGGCTCCTGAAGAGGCAGGGGTTGCTGCGGCGAGAGCAGCGCGAGGTGCGCCGCTTCCCCGCAAACGGAAAGGTGGTAGTCGAGCAGGCGCAGGCCGTCGTGGAACTCGACGCTGCGCCCGATCTCTTCGCGCGCCATCTGGCCGAGCCAGCCGGCATGCTTGCCGAGCTTCCGCGATGCGGCCTGCAACTGGATGCCGTGCGAGCGCAGGTTGAGGGCGACGCGCTGCCAGTCGATGCGGATGCTCGGGGCAGGCATTACAGGGCTCTCCAGGCGGCGCCGTGGCCGTGGCGAAGGAACGGGATGTCGTCGTTTCCGAAGTCACCGAATCCGCCCTGGCTGCTGCCGGACTGCTGCGGCCGGGCGGGTGCGGCGGCCGAGCGCGGGGCTGGTGCGCGGGTTTCTTGCTGCTGCCCGTCGCTGGCGAACTCGATCGAGAGGACGCGGCCGACGAGTTTGTACCCGGTGCCGTTGCGACCCTCGAAGGTTTCGATATGCGGCTCCTCGAGCACGACGTCGACCTGTTTTCCCTTGAGCAAATGGGGGGCGAGTGATTCGGCGCGCTTCCCCCACATAGATGCCTCGATCCACTGCGTAGGGCGCTTGCCGTCGTCACCCTTGCGGCCGTAGTTGAAGGCCAGCGAGAGGTTGGCGACGGGTTCGTTGCTGGCGGTGTAGCGCAGCTCGGCGTCTTTGCCGATGCGGGCGAGTCCGGTGAGGATCATTGCGTTGCTTCCTGAGTGGTTGATGCGGCGTTCTTCTTGACCCATCCGGCGCCGCGCCGGGTGTAGCCGAGCATGGCGGCGGCAATGGGATCGAGGATGGGGCTACGGCGGTTCTTGAAGGTCGTGCGCTTGCGGGCGATGGCGACCTTTTCAGGGTGGGCGGTGCGCCAGCGCTCGCACTTCTCGGCGTTGGTCATGTTCTGCGGGCGCGGCACATCCACGCCCGCGCCCCAGCGGTAGGTCGGCATCGCCGGTCCTTGCATGCTGCGGGTCCAGTCGGCGACGTGGATCTCGCCTTTCCGGTAGAGCTTGCGCAGCGTGTCGTGCGCCCAAGTGCGCGATGCGTCGGGGGCCATGGCCCACACGTCGCGCCATGTGAGAGCCTCGCCGGATTGCAGGCGGGCGCGCACCTGGGCGCTGATGCGCTTGAGATCGGGGCGGATCATGCCGACCACCAATCCACGCCGCGGCGGGCGCAGCCGACCGGAACCAGCGCATAGACGGCCGCCCACGGTGCGCCGGTGCGGATCAAACTCATCGCGGCTTCTCGGGCCTTGTCTTCGGAAAGGAGCGTGCGCGGCTTGCGCTTGCTGGCGCGCACGAGGTAGCCGGCGGCCGTGTAGCGATCCTGGCCCGACAAGCAAGTGGCGCCGCGCATCGCTTCGCGTTGCAGGCCCTCGAGCTGGTTGCGCAGATCCACGACCACTGCGGCCTGCTTGAACAGCTCGGCGTCCTGCATGCTGACCTTGTGCTGCAGGTCGTCAATCTTCCCGACGACATCGTTGATGCCGTCTTCACCGACTGCGGCCATCATGGCCGCCTCCCACTTCAGGCATGCGCGTTTGTGGGCCTCGCCGAGGTCGTAGATGGCGCGGATGTGCTCGACCAGTTCGTCCTGCATCAGCCGGCCCTCGCTATCGCCCACTGCCGCGCGGATGTCGGCCAGCACGCCGATCAGGTGCAAGTGCGCGCGCTGCTGGTCCTGCTCGGCATCCGACGATTCGCTGAACGCCACGCTGCTCGGGTCGTACTTCGGCGGCGGGATCTGCGGCGGGACGGGCGGCAGGACGCGGAAGATCTTCGCGGCGCGCGTGCCCTGCCGCATGCCGGCCGGCAGAACGGATTCGCTGATGATGGATGGGGTGCGATCGTCGGGCGATTCCGGCGCAACGTTGCCAGCGGGGACCTCGAGCGGAACAGCAAGCCAGTACACGAGCTCCTTCTTTTTGCCGCGCTGCTCGCATTCGACTTGGCCGTCGGTGCGCATGGCGTTGAGTTCCCGGACGACCACGGAAGGGGTGTCGCCTTTACCGATGGCCTGAGCGATGCCTGCGGCCGTGTCTTCGCCAGCAGCGAGGCGATCGGCGATCCGTGTACGCAAGGGGGTGTTGTCGCGGGCGTTCACGATGCGGCCTCCTCGCCATTCAGTAGGCGCTCGATGTCCTCGGCTTTCCACACCAGGAAGCGATTCCGCAGTTTGATGGGGCGCACGCCAAAGTAGTGCCCATCGCGGCAAAGGGCGGAGCGCAGTGTTTGCGGGCGGATGTGCAGGGCGGCTGCGGCCTGCTCGGTTGAAAGGGTGAGGGGCTTGGTCTGCTCGGCGGCCCTGTCACGCGGCGCGGGTCTGTTGGGGGCGCTCATTACACAGCCTCCCCGGCGCCCGGACGCAGGGCTTCAACCTGCTTGGCTGCCTGGGTCTTGGCGCCGTAGGCGATGCGCAGCAGCATTTGCACCGGGCGCGGGATGTTGCGGCCGGACTCGTAGCGACTGCCGGCGGACTGCCCGACGCCGACAACTGACCAGAACCGCGACTGGTTCAGGCCAGCCTTCTGGCGCATGGCGAGGGCGACTTCGCCGGTGATGGGGGTGAGCTTGGGGGCTTTGGTGGTCATGCTGCGTTCCTCATGTCTTGAATGGCGAAGTAGACGTCGCGGCAGGCCTGCACATCGGCCATTGCGCTGTGGGCGTTCTCCAGGTCGCGGCCTGTGAAGTGGCGGTAGGCTTCCCCGAGGTTCGGTGTCTTGTGATGGAATCGACCGACGGCACGCATGCGGTCGGTGGGTGGGATTGCGCAGATCGGCGTAGCCAGGCGGGCGGTGCACTCGGCGCCACCTTCCTTCCAGACGTCAGGCATAGGCTTGGCCCATTCCTCGACGACGTGGTTCTGGTGTCGCATCAGCGCGATGCGGATGATCCGGGCATCGAACTGCTCGTTATGAGCGACGCGCGGCCGGTGGAACCAGAGCTCCATGAACATCTCGACGGCCAGCTTCTCCTGGACGCCGACCGCCTCCGCACGCTCGGTTGTGATGCCATGCACCGCGGCAACCTCGCCGGGTATCGTCCATCCGGCCGGGCGAACGATCACGTCCATGCTGGCGATGGTCTGGCGCGAATCGGGGTCGACCAGCAACGCGGCGAGCTGGACGATGTGGGGCTGGTGCGGCGCTTCGGACGGAGCCTTGAAGTCGGGCAGGCCGGTTGTCTCGGTGTCGTAGAATAGGATGGGCTTCATGCTGCCTCCTTGATTTCTCCGCGCGCCACGGTCGTCAGGTGACGGATCAGCGCCGAGCAGATCCGCGCAACGTCGCTCTCGAGATACAGCACCGCGGCGCGCTCCTTGCCGGCCGGCTGGATGCCGAGCTGGGCGAGCCCGGCCACACTCAGGGCGATCGGCGACAGGCGCTGATTGATCTGGCCGAGCGTGATCCGCGCGCCGGTATCGGCCGGCTGTTCGGCTTGCTGCGGAGCCGGGGCGGACATCGCTTTGAGTTCCGCTGCATGCTTTGCGGCATCGGCCTGCATCGCCTGTTCGCGCGCCTCGGCCTCAGTGCGTAGCCGGATGCGCTCGGCTGCCGACGCCTCAAGCGCCTTGGCTTGCTCTTCCGCGCGAATCCGCTCGCGCTCGGCTTGGGCGATGCGCTCGGCCTCACGCTGCGCCTTGGCTTCTTCCTCGCGGCGGATCTTCTCGCGCTCGGCCTCCAGGCGCTTCGCCTCGGCGTCTGCGCGCTGCTGCCTGCGCATCGCGTAGAGCGCGGCGAAGTCGTCGGGCGCCTTCGTGCAGATCGCGCCGAAGTCGGGCAGCAGACTCATGTCCTCGACCGTCTTGCGGTTGGCGTCGATGCGGTCGGCGATAGCGTTGGCTTCGATCTTGGCGTTGGCGAGTGCGGTCGATACCTTGTCGCGCATGCTGTCCAGGCTCTTGAGCCCTTTCACGGCGTCGGCGAAGTACGACACGCCCACGGCAGGAATCCACTCACCGCCGACGCGCCGGCACAGGGCGGACCAGTGATCGCCATACGCCTTGCGTGCCTGAGCGACGATCTCGGCCTTCCGATTCTCCTTCTCCGCCTTCACCAGCTTGTCGAGCGTGAGCCGCTTCTGCCGGGCCTCTTCCTTGATCGCGTCGATCGTGCGGAACAGCGATTCGATGCTGTCCGTCTGCGACAGCGCGTGCTGCTTCGCGGCATCAAGCCGGTCCTCGACTTCCTTGCACCACTTCACCGTCTTCTCGGCGTCGGCGAAGTCGGCATCGGTCTGGAGGTCGGTCTTGATCCCGCCGAAGACCGCCAGGGCGTGTTCGCGGAACGCGGCCAGGTTGCTTGCCGTCACCATGCCGGTGACTTCGATCCGCAGCGCAGGAAGTGCCTCGGGGGCCGCGCCTGCCGGTTTCACGGTCTCGGGCTCGGGCGCATATGCGGCCACGTCCTCGGCGAACTGCGCCCAGCCCGCGACGATGCGCTCGCGCAGCGCGGGATGCGACTCGTACCACACGCCGAACGTGTTCTCCGGCGTGCCGTCGCTGGCCGTGAAGTAGATGCGATCAGCGCCCGACACCATCAGCTGCTGTTCCATCTGGACGGTGTAGTGCTCGTCCAGCGTGCCGGCCTCGACCGCGGCGCGCAGATCCTGGTTCAGCAGCTTGGTTTCCCAGCCCACATCGCCCATCATCGTCAGACCGTCCATCGAGGCCAGCAGCGGAAGGCCGTTGACGTCAGCGGTCATCGTGATCGGGTAGAGGTCATCTCCGAGATGGCTTTCCACGATCGGGCGCGCTGCGGCTTCTGCCTCGTGCCCGGCGTCGAAGCGGCGCTGCGTGCCGGCGTCGATCTCTTCGGCCAGGCCGGTCGCTTTGCGCTTGATGAGGTCGGCGCGCGTCTGGTACTTCGACACGCCGAGCATCGCGCTCGCCTCAGAGGCGGTGTAGTGCTTGGCGCGCAGGGTATGCCACGCCTCGGAGCCCTGTGCGCACTCGTGCGTGATGCGGTTGGTGATGGTGATGTTCATCGTGCGGCCTCCGTGCTTTCGTAGTCTTCAATCCAGCCGTCGTCATCGGCCTGGGCGTTCTGCTCGGGCGCGTCGATGATTTCGGGGGGCGTTTCCTGCTTGGGTTGCGCTGCGGCGCGAATCGCGGATTTCTGAGCGTCGGACAGCACGCCCTTGGTGCTGACGATCGCAATGATCTGGTCGGCCGTCTTGGCGCCGGACTGCATCAGGGCGGACCACTTCGGCAGGTTGTCGGCGAAAGCCGATTGCGAGTAGTCGGGCAGGGCGGCCGGCGCTGCGGCTTGTGCTTGGCGGCTGCTGACGACCTCGGCGGCGCCCATGTCCTTCTCAATGATGCGCTCGGCCTCGTCCTGGTCGTAGATGCCGCCATATCCAAAGGCCATCCGAGCGCACTGAATCATTGCTTTGTGCCGCAAGAACCGTTTCGGGTGTGTCTGCCACGGGCCGATAACAGGCCCGAACTTGCCTTTGAATGGCTCGCGGTATGTTTCGTCCAGGTACTCACGAATGATGACCGGGCGAGCCCGATCTTTCCGGTACATAGCACACTCAATCCATGCCGGCGCGTCGCTGTTGGCTCCAGGCATCCTCACCATCTCGTCGGACTGTGAGAACTCCATGCCGTCGAATTGAGGGTTGTCGTTGATGATTCGCGCCCAGCCATCCACGCCAACAACCGGGACAATCCCGTTGTTTTTGTCGGGGAAGGCGTAAATCTCTTTCGTCCATGGGTTCAGGCCGTACTGGTTTGCGACAACCATCAGCGCAGTCATCTGCGCGTTGGTGACTTCGCCCTTGAAGGCAGTAGCCTTCAGCGTTTCAATCAAGTCGCTGCCGTCATCGCCCATGTCCAGCTTTGCCGCCAGCTTGCTGGTCAGCGTTGTCAGTGCGGTGCTCATTTCAATTTCTCCAGCCATCGGTCAAATGCGATCCGGCTTTCGCCGTTCCGCTTCCTGTGCTCCGGGTGCGCCGCCTCAAACTGCCGGCGCTTCTGTTCGACCCACTCGGAGAGGGTCAGGTGACGGCCGTCGGTGCGGCGGTCATAGGCTACGATCCGCGTG